GGAACTTGCTCTTGATGCAAATGAACTTTCTATTCCCCAAAATTTACCATTATATTCAGAATCAGCATAGTACTCAAAACTTATAGTATAACTAGAGGTAAGGTCTAAAGCTGTATCATTTTTTCTAATTCCAAATCTACCAGTCGATGCAAACTCATATTTTAATACATCACTTTTACCTTCAAAACTTGCCTCTCTGCTAACTGTTCCGTGACTACTTGTTGCGTATGAATCAACACCAGAGGTAAAATCCGATTGCTCTGTTATTACATCTTCATTAACAAAAGTAAGAAGGTCACCATTAGTAATACTATCAGCCCTAAAGGACTTAATTGTATTATCAGAGGAGCGACGAACCTGTACAACGTAATTACTTGTTGTATCCCCTGCTGTGTCACCTGATGAAATAACGGATGCACCACTGTAACTAGAACTAAGCTCACGCAGGGAGTAAGCTGCTGCTGCTGAACCCTGTACGTCCAGAGGTAGGCTTGAGGTAAAGCTTTCGTTTACAAAGGATACTAGAGTACCATCTGTTACCTCGTCAGCTGTGAAGGACTTAATAGTACCATCTACATTTCTGCGTACCTGTACAACGTACTTACCATCTGCTCTAGCAACTGTATCATTAGTCGCTGCTACAGTAGCCTGACGATCTCCTAGACTACGCAAGGAGTAAGCTGCCTTGGCTATAACGAAGTTACCAGTACGGCCATCATCAGTACTTCCTGAAGCAAGTTCACGAACATCCAAGGGCTTTATTGCCTGTCGATTTACATAATCAACAAGAGCGCCAGAGCTTACCTCTGCAGCAGTAAAGTCCTGTTCGTCATTGTCGCTTTCTCTGCGAACACGAACAACCTTGGGATCACCGCCAGTTAGACTGCGCAAGCTATAAGCTGCAGCAGGTCCAGGGGCAATCGTTTGCAGACTATCGCCAACCTGCCTGGTTGACTTCTGCCTATCGAGAGCCTTGTCTAGGCTAATATGCATATTAGACCTTGTGCAGTGCTACAAGTCCACTGTCAATGTTTACAGATGTAAAATCTCCATAAACGACAGTTCCTGCACCGAGAGTCTTTGAATTTAAGTTATCTGGTGCAGTTCCGTCTGGGTCAGTTACATTTGAGGCAACAACAGCAGCAGAGGAAGCAAATGTAGTATCTTGCAAGCATTGAATAGCTCCAAATCTTCCAGTTGTTGAATTGTTGCCAGCAAGTATCACTGATCCAGCTGATGAGAACTCCAGGGCGTTATTTCTTGAACGTGACATGATGTTATTATACCAGATTAGTTTTATCGTGATTGTCTAGATAAATGAGTACTAAATCTTGTAATCAGATTAGTATTATTCATTGTATTAATTTTTTCTAACTCTACAGCTAGGTAATTGTTGGCTAGAGCTTCTTCTGTTTGAGCTTCTTCAAACATATTGCGCATTCTTAAAAAGTCTGCATGCACGGCTCCAGCAATAAAAAAGTAGAACTCTTTAGGTATGTCTGAAGAGCTCGTAGCAAATTCAGTGAATTCTTTCTTATAGGTAACATATGCAAGGCTTGAGTCCGTAGGAAACGGATTCAAGATATGAGCTCCTTTAGATGTTACATAAAAATCGTACTCAAGTGAAGAGTTATTTAAAAAGGATCTGTTCCTGTGAACTCTCATGAACTCGTTGATATTAGCTACATCAACAAGAAATGGAGCAGGCGCTGTTCCAGCAGTTTCAACAACTGTAAACTGCGTAGGGTACTCATTGTTTGAAGACCCAACAAGATCGGCACTGTAATGCCTTGTGTTGCTCGTAGCAGGAGCGCCAGCTACAAGAAAGGCATCGTTTCCTGCTGTCTCTGAAACCAGGCTAAACAGAGCAGTTGTTCCATCTGTATCGTACTTAGTGTAAGCAGCTATGCTGTTTACAGTTCCGTTCCTTAAATAAAGACCATTTGTGTCATCATTACCAGCGCCGTAAACATAAAAACTATCCTCTGAGCGTTGAATAGTCTGATCTGCAATTATTGTTCTTGGTTCAGCTACAACCAAATATCTAGGCCAGTTTTGACTGCTTTGGTAGGCTTCATAAGCTCTGGCGTTTACCAAAGAAAGAAGCATTGTATCTTCATCAGAAGTCAATGCAGAAGCTCCTAGTTTAGCTATAACTTGAGCTTTTAATTGTGCATAAGTTTTGTCTTGAGTCGATAGCATTAGGCTTTATGAGCTGACATTTCTGGGAATTTCTTGTTGTAGTACTTTATGAACTCTTTTGAATGCACTTGGTCGTGACCGTATTTTTTTGTAAGTCTAAAGAAATCTCTAGCAGGAATAGTTGCTACGCACTTTCCAAAAACTGGATGCGTTTTGCCTTTTTGCTGATGCGCTTCTTTTCTTGCAATGTCAGTTCTATCCTTTTCCTTAGCTGCCTCCATTCTGAAGCCAGTAGAAATTTCTTTCATGAACTCTCTATCTACCTCTCCGTCACTATGCCGAGGTAACTTAGTAATGATATTCATTATTAAAAAAGGCAGGGGGGCCGAAGCCCCCCAACCAGAATTAATTAGTTAACCCTTGTAAGCAAGTGGTGACTTGGCTTTTGACCAAGCTATGATCCACTCACCAGCAGTTAGGTCGCCAGTTGTAAGCGATTCGAACTCCATGATAAGACCAACATTTGCGTTGGTTGTATTGCAGGAATCCGCAACCCCAAGACCGTGAAGGCTTGTGTTGATAGCAGCGCCACCTAATGCACCAGCATCAAATATATTGTCAGGTGCTGTAGTGGAGTGATTACCAGTGCCAACATCGATTGTGAAATCGGTGTCACCAAGAGCAGCTGTGATAACGTACGCTGTTACATACTCGATGTATTCGCCTGGAGCGACAGTGTCAAGAAGGACTTGATTTGCTGCACCGAGAAGACCAGTAGCTCCGCTTGAGAGTAGGCTTTGGTTCTTGATGTCATCGAAGTCAAACTTGATGTAACCAGTCCGACCTTTGGCGGACTCGTTGATAGTTAGGTTTACATTGTTAGTAGCCATAGTATTTTACCTTCTGTTATTAGGTTCCAGTTACTTTACCATGAGCTTGTGGGTGCATAACAAGCGATGTCAACGCGCAGTCAACATAGCCTCTTTCACCTGCTCCAAGATTAGGTAGACGAGTAGAGCCCATTGGTATAAGTTCAGCAACACCGAAGTATTCAGGGTTGATGAAGTAACCTACATCCTTGTTTGTTGTATCAGGGGATGTGTCAGGGTTCATATTTACGATAGAGATCATTCCGTGATCGCTTTGATACATCTCAACGGAGATAGTGATTTCTGCTTCGCCACCGTTGTAGTTAACTCTGCGCATTTCTTTTGCATCGGATGCAATTCTTGCGAAGTCAGTAACGTCACGACGTAGAGCAGTATCAGCTACAAGCATTAAGCTTTCGGCATTGCCTGTTTCTCTGAAGATAGCAGTAATGATATCGTTGAGGTTTGTTTCCGCGAATGTACCACTTGCGTGGATAGCATCTGTGCTAGTACGGAAATCACTAGGAACTGGGTTTACAGACTGAGCGCTGTTGTTGATCCACTTGCCAAGGCCACGAAGAGCGTAAGGAGTGCCAGTACCATTCTCTGAAGACATTTCGTTGTCAGAGATAATAGTAGCTTCAACGTCGCGCTTTAGTTCGCGGATTGCTTTAGCTTCTGCTTGAGCAACCTTTGCTGGACCAACAGAGTCAACTGCTTCCTGTAAATCAGAAACAAGGTAATCCCTGCGGAATTTTTGAACGTAGTTACCAAGACGAGCTCTCTTCGAGAATTTGTCCGTGAAGCTTGTAATGTCAGTACCTTCTGAGATACCAGAAGTGCTGACACTATCAAGGGAATCAACGGTCCACTCTACGAAAGTAGATTTCGCCTGCGATTTGTTAGCTGAAGAAAGGACAGGTGTCTCTTCTGGAGCTAATATAGTCAAGACATCCAAGAGATCTTCTCTGTTGGATACTGACGAGCCCTGTACTGTAGTTCCAGTAGGAGCAGGGCTATAAGTATTAGATATAGTAGGCATGATTATTAATATTTATTGAGAGAATTGTAGGGTTCGCATTTTTATGAAGTCACTTTTTCTTCCGCTTCCTTTGAATTGATCTGAAGCAGCCGTTAATGTTTTAAGGCTTTTCGATATTTTTTTATCTGACTTTGCCGTTGAAGGAGTACCAGAAGGAGGGCTTAACCTAGCTGTTCTGGTTGCTTTTGATGCAGGCACTTCTTTTCTAGCGTACATACTATTCGCAGCATGCGCTAAGATGTATGGAAGGTCAGCAGATACTTCAGAGCCAAGATCTTTGTACTTTGGATCTTCTAGCATTTCACTGTATTTGCTTTTGACTTCGTTATCATCTTTCATCCAAGTGAATTCCTTTTCTGCCCTTTCTTGCATTTCTACTTTTCTGGCAGCTGCGTTTTCTTTGCGCTCTATGGTCTTCAATTGTGCAGGGATGAATTTTTTCTCTGCTTTCCTAGCGTTCTGCAAATGCTTTCTTACTTCAGCTTTTGTCAATTCTTTTCCATCAACTTCAGTAATAGGGTCATCAGCCGAGTAACCATCGCTATTGAATATAAGATCTTCGGCCCATTCAACAACCTGTTCTACTTCATTGGATACTGCTTGCAGATCCTCTATAGAAGTTACATGGCTGTAAGGGTTGTCGGACTCTTTTACTTCTGGTTGAAGCTTGCTCTGTACTTCAGAACGCAGCTTCTCTAGCTCTGCTTCGGCGGCTTTACGCTTGGCGGTCAGTTCTCCGAATCTAGCTACAGCTCTGCTTCCAAGCTTTTCGGAAAGCTCGCGTAGCTCTTCATCGGACATATCGTCCAGTTCAATCTGAGAAAGAACATCTTCTTCACCATCTGTAGCCTCTTCTTGTTCACTTTCGCCTTCTTCTTGCTCGACTTCTTCACTTTCGGTCTGCAAATTTTCTTCAAGAACCTCTTCTTGGGCTTCTTGTTCTGCAGTCTCCTCGGTTTCTTCGACTTCGGTAGCTTCTGGCTCTTCCTGGGCAATAGAAGAATTAATCTGATTAAGTCTCCTATTTATGAACTCACTTGGTGATATGTTAGTCGCTTGCTTTGGTTCAGCTGCAGCGGTAGCTGTTTCATTGACTTCACTCATAATATACGCTTTTTACGCCAGCGATGGCGATGTTCGGATTATAGCATAAGATTTTTGTACTAAACTTCTGGGAATCTTCTTTTTAAAATATCCCATCCACATAGTTCAAGTATTTCATCGTACGCCAAAATTCTTCCAGATATTTGACTAATCTTGTCTATATCCGCTGAGTGCAACTCTTGTATGCTTTCTTCGCGCATTGTCTCTACTTCCTTTACAATGTGCGCAAAGGATTCGTGATGCTGCAGCCCTGCTATATGATTTTGAAGCATTTATTACTGCTGCATATTCTGGGTGTCTATGTCCCCAACGGAAGCGGCCTCCGTTCCAAGTATTCCAAATTCAGTTGCATTAATCATTTGTTGCTGCTGGAATGTGTACTGCTGAAGATATTTGTCAAGTCGAGCATTGAATGCTTGATCCTGCTGCATGCGCTGCATTATGTCAGGCTGCTGCATGTAAGCTTGAATCAAAGGAACAGCTACACCTCCGCCATTTGCTCTTGCTGGCATTTCTATACCTGCAAATATCTTTGATAGATCATCTAGTATATCTTTTTGGACTTCTTCTGAAGCAGTTTCTGATTCTTGCAAAATAGTATCAGCCAGTATTGGATCTATGCTGCTTGCATAGGCAATAAGTAAGTTGTCTATATTTATTCTTCCGTTTCTGTCTAGCTTAACTAAATCTACAAGTTGCTTTAGTTTTGCTTCTTGCGTATCTGGATCGCTGTTTATACTATCGTAAGAAATATTTATATCAAAGTTTTCATCTGGGCTACCCTTTGTGAACTGCTGAGGGTCTGGTATACCAGTTACTCTAAAGAATATGTAGTCTGGACCAAAGCGCTGAAAACAAACAAAGCACATACGCATAACCTCTGCGCAATGCTCTAAGAACTTATCAACGTAGAATTGTTTCTTAATCTTTGATATTTCGCTTGTTTCATCTAGGCCAGTAAGTCTGTCTGCTTGCGCTAGTTGAGTTGCTTCCATCTCTACGCTGCCCTGAACAGAGACAGCATCTGGAGTATCTGCGAACTCGTAGTCGTCTTTTCTTCTTCTAGGTATGTGCCTTCCTGGACCCCAATCCAGCGGCGGCTGGTTAACTGGGTGCATTATAGGAGGTAGGGTCACCAGGCTATTTCTGTCGATTCTGCTGTCCCTCTCTACTTTAACCTGGTTTTGTATACCTCTAAGTAGGTCAGGTATAGTAGTTGTATCGTACAGGCGCTTGCTATCTTCAGCTAGTCTAGTAACTACAACTGGGTAGTCGTCGTAGCCATTCATTAGCTCGAACTTAGCGTAGTCCTGCTTTGTTTCGCTGCTGAATTCTCTGTGAAAAATAGTTCTGTATATTCCTTCTGATCCGTCCTCTTCATCAATAAGGCGTTGGTAGCAATGCACTATCTCAACTAAGTTGTCTGCTTCGTAGGTGCTCTCCTTAAAGTTTGTACCTCTTCTTAGCTCTTGTTCTGTTTCTATGCTGTCTCTGTTTACTCCGCCGTAATTGTGAATAACATGCTCAACAAAATCTTCATCCCATCCGTCAGTCAGAACTTTGTTTTCTAGCTCTTGCGGAGTGTAATAAGTTCTCCAGAAGCAGTACGGCGCTCTTTGCGGATCTGTTACATAAGAAGGAAAGAAGAAGTCACCATCAGGAGATAGAGTCTTTACGTCAGGGGCATCAATAGTTCTTCTTACTGTAGGTAACTCTGCAGAACCTATCTTTCTTAGATCCTTTACTGCTTTCTTTGCTCTTTTGTTCGTAACGCCATCAAAAGCTATTTTTAATCTCTCGACTATTTCTTCGTCCTGATCTTCATCCATCATTTCAGCTAGCTCTGGAATTGCTAGCATAATCTGCTCTAGGTCGATCTTTTGTATGATTCTTCTGTCCTCGATGTTCCAACCTACATAGGTAATAAGAAGACCGCGCTCCAGCATGTAGTTAGCGCCTAGTTCCATTTCTCGCATGAAGCGAGGAATGTATCCACTACTTACCATCCATTTCAAGAAACTGGATACTATTTTGGCTCTGTCTGCGTCCGTTCCCTCCGTTGGGAATGCTCTGACGTTAGCCCTTTTAAGACTGGATATTAGTAGGGATACAAGTCTAGATATGCGTTCTTCTATAACATGAGCTTCCATGTCAGAAGCGCCATCCCACGGAAAAGCATCGGCTCCATGCTTGCGCAAGTCCCTGCTCTTCCCTGGCCAAAAGTTTCTTCTATCATCGTATGCATTTCTGCATTGATCAAAGTAAGATTCTAATTCTTGTACCGTCTGATCATAGGCTCTTCTTAAATCGCCTACATCTGGGTTTTGCTTTAAATATGTTAGTGAATCCGAGACTGCGCTGTGCATTTTTCTTTTGCTACTTGGATGACGTTAAAAACGTAGTTCTTAGGTACTCCAATCATATCACATAATTTTTGTGATGGTATTGGTTGCTGATCCAAAGTTAGGGATCTTTTAAGAATCTCCCAAGAAAGAAGCCTGTCTATATTTTCATTTAGCCATTCTTCGTTCAGGGTGATGTCTTCTTCTTGCATTACTTGGCGTATATTTTGTGCTTTACATATCTGAAGCTGCTGCCCTTTTCGTCTTGTATTTGCTCTATGTCTATTTTTTTACCCAGCATTTGCTTCTGGAACCTTCTAGGAACAATACAAGGTATTGTTTTTTTAAGATCATTTATATAAGCGTAAACATAACTAGGATTAGGCGCTAACCTTACAACTCCTCCTCTGTACTTCTTTGTATGCAGCTCTGGCACTTCTAGAAGCTCTATTAGAGCCTCTTGTGCTTCTTCTGCCACCCAGGTGTTTCTTCCCTTGCCAGTAAGAGAACCTTCAGGTAACTCCTGCTGCGCTATCTCTAGAGCCTTATCGAACTCTACTTTGCTTTTTTCAGCTATTTTACTTAATCTTAATTTTGGCATTAGTAACCTCCTGTATTGTTGGATAGCAAATCGTGCATCCTGGTGTCGTAGTGCTCTGGTCCATCACCAGAGTTTATCATACGCAAATATCTCATTACGTCAAAAAAGTCCTTGAGGGCTTCATCATTTTTTCCCCTTGAATTATAATTTATTAAACTGTCAATTAGGTTTCCGCAAGAGGCACTGATAAAGCACCTTGGCCTGTTAGCTGCATCTATCTTTGCATTTGGATTATAAGCGAACCATTCATCCAGGGCAGCAATGCCAGTGTCTTCCATTACTCCGCTGCTAGGAACAAAGTCCATACCGCAATCCGAAAAGACAGTAAAAAGATCCTCGTTGTTTTCATTTTCTCTAGCGAAGTACCTGCTATCCCCTATGCGCTCGTAGACCTCTATCTTCATCTCTTCTTCGATACTATGAAACAAATCTACATAGGAGGCTATATCTAAGCCTAGTTTCTTGGACGCTGGGCCGTACCTCCACCTGGGCTCTCCAAAGATTGCCCACTCTCCATAGGAGTCCCTGTCTGGCCACTCCCTGATGACGTAGACATCTCCGTCTTCGTTGACTGCAGCCCAGATGCATACAAAGTTTCTAGCGCCAGCTGGGTCCAATACATGATAAAAAGTGAAGTCCTTTTTTATAGTTATATCTGGCATCTTGAATCCATAACTATTTGCCTCTTCATCTACTACGTTTACATTGGTACTGAACATAGGTAGCAAAGAAGTAACGCTTTTTACAGGTATACCATAGGCACGAACCAGTATTTCTTCTTCTGTGCTGTTTCTTAGATCCTTCTGGATTCTCTGGTAACCGCCCCAAGGGTTCTCATCAGAATGCAAGTATACTATCTTTGCATCTCTTTCACTGCAGTCCTGCACGACTGGCAGATCCCTGTCCAGAAGTTCCGCATACCTAGTCTCCTCTATCTCAGCGCCAGCCAAATAATCTGCAACGAAGGGTGTAAAGCCATCAATCGGTGTAAACCCTATCAGCATTTTACTATTCCTAGTAGCCAACCTGAACCTTAGAGTATTTACTAAGGCAGCGTCACCAAGGTACTCGTCCAGCCAGGATCCAATGTTGTGACCGTTGCTAGTCCTGAAACCGAACTCCATACCTTCAAGTATCGTCTGGTTATTACTGAACTGCGTATAAGTCTTAAAATCTACCCTAGTCCTGGTATCTGGAAATATAAAACTCTTCGCCGTGAAGCCATTCTGCATGCTGTAGTTTATATAACCTTCTATGCTCTTGGTCTTCTTTTTGAACTCTCTGGGCATCATCTCCCAGACTGCAGCCTGCTGCACCTTGATGCTGGTATCTTCATTCTGGCTAAAGCAAACTATGTGACCATCTTCGCTTTCAATTACGGACTGCATTACAGCCTTAGCGCAGGCAGTAGTTTTACCGCTTCTGTTGCCACCCAGAACTAGAACTTCGTCGCTGCAGCCAAGAGCCTGTTTTATTCTTTGCCAGCCTGCCAAGTCGAAGCCATACCGCAAAGGATCGTCTATGCTTGCCTGTATCCTTTCTTCGTGCTTTCTGTGCAAGCGCTTCAGCAGCTCTGGGTCTTTCTCCCACAGTTGAACTACCTCTGAATCCGTCAAAGAAGGTAGCATAGGGTGCTGAGTGAACATCTTCATTCTTCTTCTTCAACTTCAATAACCTTTGCTTCTTCCGCTAGTCTCTGCCTAGCTAGCTCTACTTCTTTTGCGTAATCTTCGTCCGTGAGGACTTTTCTCTCTTCTGTTATGGTTGTAGCTTCACCCCTAGCTGTGAGGGCCTCTCTGTTGGCATTTGCCTTAGCTATACTTAGCTCCTTTAGATCCTTGAAACTTACCTGCATCTCTGGGTCATTCTCCATCCTGTCTCTGACCTTCTGGATTAGATCCTCCTCCAGGCTGGACATCTGTACATAGTTCCTGGCAGCCAGCTTGCCTCCTAGTTCCTTGAAGCGCTGCATACTGTCAGCGTACTCTACTAAAATATTTACTACAGTTTCCCTATGGAAGTCATAATGCTTTACCAGTCTAGTCTGACTATTACCTGTACTAAACAAGTACAGTATCTTTGCTACCTTTTCTGGGTCGTACCTGGATAGAGACTTCATCTTCTTTAACTCCATCTCTTCTGCGTACTCTTTTACAGCTGCTCTTATTTCACGATGAAGCTCTTCTTCAACTTCTTGAAGGGCTGCATCTTTTTTTGAATAATTTGCATTTTTCTCTTGCATAAAAAAATTATATGCTACAATGTGAACAAATCATAAGACCTTGTCAAGGGGTCCATAGTCCATAGGGTAAGCCCTTCAATCGGGTGCAAACGATCCTACAGGTAGCTCTGAAGAGACGATAAACAAAGCAGTTCTGCTAGAACTAAGGTCACTAGAAAGACCACTACTAGAACTATGGGTTATTTCCCCTGATGCAACCATGAAGGGAAATATAAAATAACGCTGCAATATTACGGATTACTCTTCGATAATACCCAGTCTGGCAATCTATTGCCTACTATTGTAAGCTTTGCTTGTGGCGAAGCTGTATCAAAAAATAACTTGTGATAAAATTACTACAATGAGTACCTATAAAGAAAAGATCGCTAAACTAAAAGATAAAGCTTATCAAGCTCAACCAATCCAAAAAAAAAGACGAGCACAGAGAAATAAAGCTCGTAGAGCAGCAATTCGTAAATATGGCAAGACTGCGCTCGTTGGTAAGGATATTGACCATAAGGATGGCAATCCTATGAATGGAGCGTCTTCTAATCTTAGAGTTATGTCAGTAAAGAAAAATAGAGGAAGAAATAATAGAGGTAAGAATCTTTCATCTAAGTAGCCCTTGAAGGCAAAATTTTTTACGAGGTACTGAATGTATCTGTAGTGCTGCAGCGCTGCGAGCAGCAGACCCCTCCACCCCTTAGACAGCCAACATGTCGCAAGCTCCAGTTGGCTATCATCAATATGGGACCGACTAGTGAAGCATTAGCACTAAAATAAATTACAATAAATTAAAATAACTATTGCATTTGTTAGGTCGATAGTATGTACTGTTT